GTCTTTCCAGACAAATGTTTTGTCTAGTGTTGCACCTTGCTCAATAACAAAATCATATGCAGCGGCGGTCATACAAACCTTTGATATTCAATTTGGACAGAAGCACGGGTCAAACCTTTTGCCACGCGGGTACGAACTTCGTTCATGCCATCGCTGAATCGTTTTAAATACAGCTGCGCAGATTTAGGATCAAAATATGGTTGATCAGGCGTATCGTACAAACGCGCACGTGCGCCCAACGTGATGAATTCGTAATAACGCTCAAAAATCTCTTCGTCAATTACAGACGAAGCACGTGATGGCACAACTGCAACACGCAATTTTATTTGTGCGCTTTCAGAAGTTTGTGGTTTGGGGACCAAAGTAATTTCTTGCGTGCGACTACGGAAATAATAGTACGGATTACCGTCCAAATCATTCCAATTCGACGTGCGGTAAATGCGGGTCAACTCTTCAACAGCTTTAGGGATCAACAACTGATCGCCATACCAAGCTTCCATGATGTCAACGACTTTGTAGCCAACATCCGGCTCAAATGGATAAACTGAGACACCAACTATGCTGTCCATAGGAGTAAGTTCAGTCTGTAACACCCGAGTTTTTTCACAAAACTGAATAGCCGCGTTGCGAATAGCTTGCACGGCTACGATTTCAGGTACGTCTTTAACGAACTGAACAACGTCAGGTAAAAATGCCTCGTAAGATACGTCGCTCATGTTTGTGATCCTGGAATAGACACGTTACGTGGGTTCAATGCATTAACTGGGTCATTTGTTGCTTCCGTTGTGGCTTTGCCTTGTAAAGCAATAGTAAACGTAGTTATATAAGCTTGCGCCAACTGAAGACCCGGTGCGTATTCAGCATCTTTACTACAAGCACGGTACAAAATGTAATCAACCAATGCGGATTGAAAGACATCAAAAAGAGGAATAACCTGAGATTCACTTGTCAGGTTAGTTGGTTGAGCTGAGTAATTCAACTCAATATATTGGGTCCCAGTGTTGGGAGGATAGACGTAAAACGCCAGTTGATCTTGTGTGTCGTAGATGAAGTTTTTGACTTCAGCTTTTGGAATCCCAGTATGCCAGTACGGGTCAAACCCATCAAGCACCTCACGAGACACAATACGGATTGCACGACCAGGGGTTGTACCAGTAGTACCCATATTGCGATAAATTTGCAACAGCAACCAGCCGTCTGAAGGGATTGTTTGCCGTGTTCCAGCAGTCAATAACTTCGAGACGGTGGTCGATGATGCGCTCGGTTGCATGGTTACGATTTGGCGCATACCATCGTTTAACCAGCTGAGTAACTCAGCACGGGTCCAACGAACATTGGCAATATCAGTTAACTGAATCGCCGCTTTGTTGATGATGGTTTGAGCGGTTACCGTACCCATAATCTACCTTATCAAGTTACAGCCAGAGCTGCAACAATTGCGGGGACTTGCGTGCCAGACCACAAACCCTGAACAACTAAGTTGTCAGAAGTTGCAGTACCTGCATCAAGGCCAGTGATACCTAGAGCTTGTGTGTAAGTAAAACCTGCAGATACCAAACCGTCAATGTTGGAGGTAGTATCTTCAGCAATTACAGCTTGCGCTTGAGGCAAGGACAAACCACTAGAAATGAGATCGTCAATAATGGCCATGGTGTTCTCCTTAGGTTAATAAATGGCAGGGCCGAAGCCCCGCCTTCTCCGGTAGGAGTTTAACCTGCAGCGACCAACAATGCCAGACCGTTTGGTTGTACGACGCTAGTGCCGTACACGTTCAAGCCGCGAACCAATGTACCGAAGTCATTGGGGTTCTGCAAGCTCTCAACTTTGGCGATCTGTGATGCAAAAGTGATGGCAGACTTGTGACCGGCAATCACGGCGTGACGCTTAACTGCGCTAGACAAGTTAGAGTCAGTACCAGTGTTGGGGTTCAACCAAGTTTTGCCAGCAGCGCCACGTGGAACCAAGTTAGACACATACACTGTGAAACGGTCGATCATGCCGATCTTGCCGTTACGCAAAACGCTAGCAGAATCACCCATAAACTGGGCTTGGGCCAAGTTAGATTGCATCAGAATCTGACGCTCTGTGGGGGTGATGATCAACCAGCGGTCTGTCTCAGGAACGTTGGCTTCATCCAACACGCTTGACAAAGCAGTGATGCTTGACAAGATGTTAGAAGCTGTCAATGTAACAGCAGCCAAGTCTGTACCGAGGTTGTAACCGCCGGAGATAGCACCAGCAGTAGCACCTTGGTTAGAAGCAGAACCTTGGTTGAAGTTGGTATACAGAACGTCTTTGTCGATCTGAATCTTCATTTGCATAGCAGCGTCGTTGGTGAACATGTCCATCAACTTGGGCTTGGCTTGCAACTCGAGAACGTTGTTCACGTTCACGCCGAAGTACTTACCTTTGTTGATAACCAACTGCAGTGTGCTAGGAGCAGGAACTTCATAAGCCAAGTTTTGGCCGATAGAGTAGCTGTTGATGGTGATGGAAGGGATCGTGTTAATGATCACTGTGTCACCCATGCCGGTGATGTCACCTTGCCAATCAGTATTGGCGATTTCACCAAAAACTGTGGCGGCATAGAATTTCTGGGCCAGCTTGCCAGACCAGAGAGCGGGGATGAAAGAACCGGAGTAAGCGGTTCCAGAATAGGCAACCTGACCGCCGGGGGTGTTAAAACCACCGGAGTTAATGGGATAGGCTGCTGCTGCGGTAATTGTAGACATGGTCTAGTCCTTTTCTTAAAAACAAAAAGTTAACAAATTAGACCGCTACAGTTTGGGCATTCTTAACGAATTCGGCCTTCATTGATAGCGGCATGGATATCTCTCTCAATTTGCACCGCTTCTGCCTCATCGATCATTCCCCGTCTCCATTCAGTATAAAACGAATCAATATCCGATGTGGTATAGACACGTTTGTCAGCTGACGAAGTAGTAGGAGCAGGCGACGTATGCGAGCGGGTCGGTGCTACTTGACGCTGAAGTTCTCGGTTAGCTTGTGGACGTGGAGTTGGAGCAAGCGTGGCTTTATACTGCTTGAAGATCGTTGCAGTACGGTTCGCGTCTAGCGACTCATACGCATTGGTCAAAGCGTACTGGCGAGGCATCCCATAAACTGGGTCTACTTCAGCCAACCATGTCAGGAAACCTTGATCAATGTTCATGGCTTCCCAATCTGGGACTTGTGAACTTAAAGCAGCTTCGTAGCGATCTTTATCAGACACTCCTTGGCGCTCGGTTACATTTCCCAGCTTACTTTTCAACTCATTGATCTCGGCACGGAGCTGGGCTTCAAGATCACGGTTTCCCGCGAGTTTCTGCTCAGTCGCACGGTCAATCAAATCCAACAAGTCAGAGCCAAAAGCCTCTTTGTCTTGTTCAGTGATAAGAGTTTTTACCGGAACTGGTTCCTGCCTAGTCTGTTGTGCTTTTGCTACAGCCGCTTCAGTGATGAGGGTCTGAACCTGTTGGCTCATCTCACGCATCTGCGAATGTAACCGTGGCACCTCAGCATCGTATTTGCCTTTCAGCGCGAAGAATTTGGATTGCCAAGTTTCTTCTGATACGTCAGGTACTGGTTTCGGGTCGTCCTCTTGCGAAATAGGTTGCGTCGGTGGTTCTGGGTTGACGTCTGGGTTCGGATCAGATTCTGGTGCAGTATCCGCATTGTCTGCGGGTTGTCCGGTCATCTGGGCTACAAAAGCATCAGCTTGTTCAACTTGTTCCTGAATTACACGTGGCAATGCCATATTTCTATCTCCTTCGCGCCGACTACGCTACTTAAAGCTCCGACTTTACGGTCAGCTTATATTCGCTTACGGTCTGCTACTGTTACGTTAAAATTTAGGTTCTGTGCGCCGACTTTACGGTCTGCACTTTACCTGCGGGTTTTGGCGTACAGCATTTCTGCTTGGTCCACCATCTCAAGGAATTCCTTGAGTTCGAGGTTCCGGCCTTGCAGCCGGGACTTCATTTCTTCACCTTGAACGTCCCCAAGTCTTTCTAAAGTCTCTTGGCGACGGTCTTTCAAAAATTCAATCAATGGTTGCATCTCAGGAGAGCGCAGTAACCCTAGGCACCGCGCTACTCTTTCATCGACACGAACCATTTACTTGCACATGCCGTCAGTTTTGGCTTTGTCAGCAGTGTACTCAGCACCACCACGCTTCAATGTAGCGAAGATGTCACCGTTGCTGCCACCGCCACCGACTGAGCCGCCTTTAGACATGCCGTCAGTTTTAGCTGATTCTTGAGCGTACTCAGATGAGCGTGACTCTTTTGGGTTAATTGCTTGCATTTGGATGCTCCTTTAATAATCGAAATGATATACCGGAAAACAGTGTTGTCAACTACCAACACCAGGGATTGCTGCAAAATTATTTGTCACGGGAGCACCGTTTTGAAGCTGCGCACCGGGACTGGGGTTTGGTGGTGTACCACCTGCTTCGACTTGACCAGTTGCCTGAGCAAGTTGTTGCTGCTGAGCGAGTTGCGCGGCTTGTGCCTGCGCCATACGCTGCTTAATGATTTCCACTGGGGGAACGATGCGATCAGGATTCATATCCAAAGTCTTTGCGCCTTGGCGTAGCAACTCGGCAACGCCTTCCACACCAATGATCTGCTGAGCAAATGGGCTAGTGAGTGCAATCTGCAAGAACTGGTTCTGGCGAACTTGAGCCTGCTCTTTGACAATCAGAGAAACAGCGCCGCGTGCGACGATATTTACATCGCCCTTCAAATCAGGATCAGTTCCATAGCGCATGTTGTAATAATACAACCGCTCAACGACGGGAGAGATAACATTGCCGTCAATGTTGGCAACCACCTGCTTGATGGCTTTACCAGCGTTACTCATCAGCATACTCATACCAGAAGCAGTACGGCCTGCGCCGCCTGCAGGACTGTCGCCAGTCATGTAGCGTGGAATACCTGTGTACTCATCGGCCAAGACACTGAACTTCTCAAACACTGCCATGAGCTCTTGTGATAACGAGCTAGGCTGGAAGAACTGCATGGGTGGAGCAGAACCGTTGAGTGGATCAGAAGTAACCTGCCATACTTTCCATGGGTACATCTGTGTGATGTTCTCGCCCTGCGGCAAACGGTCAATGTTGTAAACAACTTGAGGACCAGAAGCAATAGACATGTTGTTCACCAACGCACGTGCAGTGGCGTTACAAACATCCTGTGCATCACGGCATAGATCAGCTACGGAGTTACCCCAGTATGCACCGGGAACTTCTTCATAGGAGGCTTTGTAGTATGGACGACGGCCCAGTGGGTCAGGATTGATAACTGCTTTGATAACCCAGTCAGCAATGATCCATGCTTCAACAGGATACTCTGCAAGTGGATCAGGCACGTCATCAGCAGACATGCCCCAGTCAAGCAACAACTGACCTTGTACGCTACCCCAGAACTGCAGTGCGTCAATCAGTTTAGAAGGATTCTGCTGAACGCCCATTGTGGACTTACCTTCAGCAGCGGCCTTGTTCATATCAACGTAAATCCAGTCACGCAGACCGCCTTTACCGTATGTCTCAAGCACCGCACGAATAGCGCCTTCGCTGTAACCTTCAACGCCAATCATGGCTTGCAAGTCAGCACGAGAAAGTTTATGACGCTCGATCAAATCACCTTGATTTACGTCCGATGCATCAGCAGATGGATAGATGTTGAATGGATCAACACGCTCCCACTCCATTGCAAGTTCTTCAGTCTGCTCTAGCGTGTACTGTCCGTCTTGTGTAGGAATCCACTTCAGTTTCGGACGCTTACGAATAATGGGACCTTTGATGAACGCTGATGGAAACGTTGTGATGTCATCAAGGAATTCTGAGAACGCTTTAGACCAATTGCCCTCTTGCAACTGATCTTCCATCTTTACTTCCATGCGCTCTGCTGTGCGCTTGGCTAAGTCCTGCAGATGAGACAGTGCCATGTCTTTCATCTCGAGCAAACGCTCACGCACTTGCTGATCTGTTGGCGGCGTGCCGTTCATATACAGCGCTTCAACTTCTGCTTGCGCCTGCTGCATAATTCCTTCTACCTCGTTAGGAGGCAAATCAGGAAGTGCAGTGGGAGTGATGGTCCAAGGCTTGTCTTCTGACGCAGTAACCAATGTATCTCGCAGCCAGCTCGATGCCGCACGGCATTTGTTCGACGTGATCATCATGTAGATGGTCGAACTGCCCTGCTCACGCAGCTGTGCTAACTTATCAGGATCATATTCACCGCGACGCGCACGCACTGACTTGAGCATCTTAATCTCAGAGGTCATCTGCTTGGCCATCATGGATGACATCCACTGCTTGCGGATGTATCCGTTTAACGCTTGTACAACAGGCTGTGAATTGGCTTGCTGTGCATTAGCACGTTCTTCTGCCATCGCTTTGAGCGATTTAATAGTGACAAGGCCGCCACCCGCCGAGATAGTCCCCGGCGCGGCAGAATTCGTCATGTTCAAGCCAAGTTGCATAGTGCTACCTTACCAATAATCTGGAATGTGTCAAGTCCACGCGTAATCGACGCGTTTAACTTCAACGGCTTTCCTCTGCCACGTATCCCCGGTTACGTTTCCATCCGCATGTAAACATGCATACTGATGCGCATCAGCAATGTGGGAATGCGAGTTTTTCTCGGGCTTATCATCAGCCTCGCCGTTCTGTCGGATTTTATACCTATATCCACCACGAAGGGAAGCAATTAAATTTGTACAACACGGATCAATTAGATGACCTGGTTTGCCATCTACCGTACGTGTGAGCATCTTATCGACTGCATTGATACGTGCAACAACACTGTTTGACTTAGCCGAGATGACTCTAAATCCTTCTTGACGCAAGATATCAAACACTGATCTCTCGTCTGTCTGAGCCCTCTGCTGTCCCGCCGGGTCACCAATAATAAGCACGTTCATACCCGGAAACCGGTTAGCCAACAGCGGTTTGAGTTTCTCTCGGCAAAACCTCAGTGTCCCCATACCATCCGAAACTAAGTCTGCGAAGGTAAGTAACCGGCCCTGTGCATCTACTTGATTGATCGTGCAAGCTGGGGTTAACCCGAAGTCCATCCCAATAATAAGCGGGTGAGTCTGTAGTTTGATGTGGTTTAGCCCTTGTTTGGCCACATGCGTCTCTTTACTAAACGCTCTGAACACTGGCTGGCCAGATAGGGACTTACCGAATTCACCGTGAACATAGACGTCAATCCAGTCCTCTGACTTGCCTTCACACAAGTTCTCGTAGTACCCGTCCGGCAAAAATTGCACCCAGTCAGC